ATCATCCGCAGATGCCATAAATGGAATACCATAAGTTATACCATTAAATCCTTGTAAATAAAATGGGTATTTAATATCGGTTCTCGTAGATTGAGGAATACCAACATTGTTTTGAGCATTGTATGGTGGTTCCAAAACCATATAATCAGAGTTGTCGTAATTAGATAATGCGGTGTAGTTAACTTCACTATCACCTATTTGGAAATAAGCAACATTAAAATTACCCTCGGATATTTTTCTTCTCCCAACGTCTGTTAATCTTGTTACAAGTAATCCTTGATTTTCTTTTATTATATAACCCATATCTAATAATTATCTTAATTTTATTTTATTGTGGCCCGTATCCATTTTGAACAATTTCACCACTTACAGGATTTGCCGGAGTTCTTTGGATAACTAAAGATGAAACTTTAAATAAATAGTTCACATCAAATCCATACCCTAAGTACTGACATCCTTGACTTATTTGAGTATGATTGTGTAATACAACTCCAAATAACTCAATTTGTTCATTACAACTTGTCAAAAACGGTGTAGTCGAATCAAATGACCAATCAAATGTAATTTCAATATCCAATTGGTCTCCACTATTAATTGTTAACTGACTATCACTTGAATAAATATAACTATTATTCTCATAAAAAGGACATTGACCATTTGAAGATGTGTTACTACCACTGTTAGTATTTGTTGTAAAACTCATTGGTATTGTTAATTGTGTTCCGTCTTGTAAAGTTTGAATAATATTAAGAGTTATATTGGTATAAATGTTTGAAGTTGAATTTACCTTATTTATATTAATTCCAGGTAGGAAAGATAAACTTGTAGTAATTTGAGCTCCTTGTGGTAATGAAGGATAAGTAACATTCGATAAATAAGTTAGTGTTGTTGTTGTTGGGTAAGTATTAGGTAATGGATTAGTAACGTGCGGTTCAAAATTAACTTCCACAGGTGTGCTATTTAAAATTTCAAAACTTATCACTTCGCTAGTTATTCCATTTGAGTCAATTACTTGAGCTGTGTGTGTGCCAACAGATAATCCAAATATTACAGGTGAATTATATTGTTGTCCATCAACAAAATATGTGAAAGGACCTCCGTAATATGAACTGGCGTCAAGTGTAACAGAACCTGTGTTATTATTATTAGACGAACAAGCCGGTTCTCTTTGAGTAAGTACACTAACTGTTAATAGTTGAGTTGTGCTGGTACATGAACCTTCTAAAACATTTGATGAAACTCCAACAATATTACCAATTCCACCACCAATCCAAATACCTGAAGGTTGGTCATCCAATTGATTTGGATTCTTAGTAAATGAAATAACACCAATTTGACAATCCGTAGGAACTGAGAATGGGTCTTGATTTTCAACTGATGAAACCCAACCATTAGTACCATACGATAATGTCATACCTGTAACACCAATGTCTGAAATATTCACTAATGAATAAACAGGATGGTAATTTTGAGTTGACCCACTCGTAAAGTTTAAGAAGAACTGAGTACCACATAATTCAAATGTCATACACAAATTAGATGGGAACACAATTGGTGTTGGATTACTAACAGTACAAGTGACTGTCTGTGTTTGTTGATAAATACCATTACCACCATCAGTAACTACAATAGTATATGTACCAGCAGTTAAACCTGCTTTACTGAACGAGTCATTACCAGTTGTTGTAATACCACTAAATGTATAGGTAAATGGTTGTGTTCCACCATCGAGTGTAATATAGAACGAACCGTTATTACCACCATAATAAGTCGGTGATATCGAAGAACAATTAGCGATTATTGAAATAGGAACCCCACTTAAAACACAATTAATTGTTTGTATATAATCACCATAAAAGTCATAAACAATTGATGTATATGTTCCAGCAGAAACATTATTATAAACTTGGAATGTTTGTCCGTTAGTACTTTGCCCAACCGCAGTTGTACTTGTACCAGTATAAATTGAGTAAGGAGGTGTTCCTCCTATAATATATAAACCTACTTGACCGTCTAATGAATTAGTTTGGGAAGGTAGAGTTTTAACACAACTAACCTGCATTGGGAAAATTGTTTTTAAAGAACAATCATTAACTAATGCCGTTGTTGAATACTGAGTATTTAAATCAATAATAATTCCTGTAGGACATGGATTTAATAATATACAATTTGAACAACTTGTTTGACCAGTCATTCCAACTAAACTGTATGTTGTTGGTTGATAATTTAATGCGGGTATTTCAACATACTCTCCACAAAATATCTCACCTTCAAGAGTTTCAATATAATATATTTCAAACTCAGATACATAACCAGGAATACCAGTTAGGTAGAAATATTCATTACTATCACAACAATTTTTAAATCCTAAAGCCATTAACTATAAATAACAAGATTTTCATTTTTATGAATATTAAAAACGAAATATATTAAGGTGTAGGTGTAGGAGTTGGGGTGGGGGTTGGAGTAGGTGTTTGTGTTGGTGTTGGACAATTATATATTGTCATCGTTTCACATAGATTAGAATCAACAATCTTTAACATAAATGATTGTATTCCATAAAATGTTGGTGGGACATAGACATTTATTGGCCAATAGATTGGGTCATATTCTGTTTGAACTAATTCACAATTATTTCCACCATAATCACAGACATAAAACTGAAAAGGTGGTGTTCCGTCAATATTAGATATTTGTATATAAGCCATTAACCCATTTTATTTTTAAGTTCATTTAATTCTTTTTCAAGTTTTTCAACTTTTAATATTGTTTCTTGTAATGATTTAACTGTTAAAGATAAAATACCATCATAATCTAATCCGTATGTTCCGTTTTCTTTTTCACCATCACCAAGTACCAATTCAGGATATGTTTCTAAAACATCTTGAGCGACAAAACCGTGTCTTGTTGTACCACTATAATCTTTATATTCAAATTTGACAGGTTTTAAATTTAAAATATGTGGGGTAATTTCATCGTCAATATATTGAATATTTGTTTTTCTTCTTAAATCAGATGTTCCTCCACCTGGTGTGCTTAACACTCCAGCATCTGTAAGTGAAAGTATAATTGTACCATACGTACTATTTACAATTTCAAGAGCACCTGTGTTATTTGTTCTAAAAGTTTTGTTTGGGTTGGTTGCACCTGCTGCGGTATTGGTAACTCTTATAAAGTCAGTATATCCTGTACCACCAATTGTATTACTACCTGAAAAAGTTAAAAATGCTGTAGTACTACTACCGTCTGTTATTACAGAACCTTTAGTACCTGAAATAGTATTACTATTTCCACTAAAAGTAGTTGCGGTTAGACCACCTTGAATTAAAGTATTACCACTAACTTGTAATTTTTGACCTGCGTCTGTTGTTGTGCCTATTAAGAAATTTCCAGTTGCACCAATCAAACGTGCTTTAATTGCACCAACACTATCATTTAAATTTATGTTACCTGCGTTTATATCTAACGAGTTACCCGCTGAAGATAAGCCACGAAGGTTAATAGTATTGTATCGTAACGCAGCAGTTCCCAAATTGTATGTTGAATCTGCTACTGGTATAATAGCTTGTGTTGTCGTTGTTCCTGATATTTGTAATGTTGTAGCAGGCGAAACCGTACCAATACCCAATCTTGCATTCGTATTGTCCCAAAATAATTGTGAGTTATTTTCAGATAATGTTCCACCACTACCCTGAAATATTACCGAACCTGTTGTAAATGGTGATGATACTGTTGATGCTGATATTGTTGTTGCGGATATTGTCGTAGCAGTTAATCCACCTTGAATTAAAGTATTACCACTAACTTGTAATTTTTGACCTGCGTCTGTTGTTGTGCCGATTAAGAAATTACCATTAGGCCTAACTTTTACGTTAGTTGTATAAGTAGTGGTAGTTGTATTATAACTTCTAATTAAAAAAGCACCATCGGTATTATCTCTGTGAAGATTTGGCATAATTACACCACTTTGCAAAGTTATTCCATTAATACTTCCAACAGATAATTCTGATATTGGCGAAGCCGTACCAACGCCAAATCTATTATTCACATTGTCCCAAAATAATTGTGAGTTACTTTGAGTTAATGTTCCACCACTACCCTGAAATATAACCGAACCTGTTGTAAATGGTGATGATATAGTTGATGCCGATATTGTTGACGCACTTAATGTACCTGTTACATTTAGATTTGCGTAAACATTGGAGTTTCCGCTGGTTATAAAACCATTTTTTATATTAAATTCGTTTGCCATAAGTAAATCTTTTCCCTATCCAAGATTATTATATAAATACATTATTAAACTACTCTTTGTAATCCTACCTCATTCAAAGCCCAATCAATTGCATAGTTATCATCGTTTGACCATCCTGAGTATGTTTGTTCGTCCATATATAGGTTACCTTCCAAAACTGTAACACCTTCATCTGTTAACACTTGCCAAAGGAATGGAACTGATGTTGGAAACATCGGGAATTTAAGAGAATCTAAATTAAATTGTGTACCTGTTCCTTTTGTTGGTACGATAACTGGTTGAATTTCTATATTCATAGTAATAATGTTTACTATAAATACTACGTAATTTGATATCTATCTTTAAAAGAACGATAGTTATTTAAAACTTCCACACTTGATAATTCTCTGTTATAGTATTGTATAACACCGACATTACCATTTGCCGGACCAATTCTATTTGTTATGTTGTTTGTTGAAAATACTGGAGATGGGGTAGCACTTTCTTTATATTCACCATTCCAAAATAGGTTAAAAGTGTTACCAGTGTTTTTAGTCATCGTTAAATTAAACCATTTGTTAGATAATATTGACTCGTAGTTTTCATATTTTCGCCAATTAGAGGGTTGTGTAAAAGAAAAAAAAGATTGTGTTGATATTGATGAAACTGCCGTTGAATAGAGTACTTGAGTGTTAAGTCTATAAGCTCCTAAAATACCTGTTCCAGATGAAAAAGTATTGTCTATTGAACCATCGGTATTTAATCGACAAACTTGGTTTACATTTGTACCATTAACTTGTGTTATATAACCACTACCAATTAAAATTTTTCCATCATTTTGTACTGTAATTGATGTGACAGTTGAAACTGTGGATGCGGTAAATGTTAAATCTTTAGTACCATTAGTATTTAATCTAACAATATACGCATTTGATAATCCGCTATATGCGCCAAAACTTCCACCAACCAGAATCTTTCTGTCCGATTGTAACGCAACACAAGTTACAGCGGCATTAAAACCAGACCCAATTGTGAATGTATTGTCAATTGTACCATCAGAATTTAATCTAATAATTCTATTGCTTGTTACACCACTATATGTCGTAAATGCTCCTCCAACAATTACTTTTCCATCGGATTGTAAAACTGTGCAGTTTCTTGAGATATTACCATTAAACCCAAATGTCGCACCTGATGTTTGAAAAGTTGGGTCAATACTCGCGTCTGAATTAAGTCTGACAATTCTATTAATGGAAACTCCTTTATAACTTGTAAATTGACCTAAAACAATTAGTTTACCATCAGGTTGTAATACCATATCTTGAACATCTTCGGTATTAACAAAACCTGTTGTAGTATTAAAACTTGTATCAATTGTCATTGCCGATAAATTAAGACGAGCTAATCTTTGTGCGGATATTCCTTGTATAGACGTGAACCAACCACCAATATAAATTTTATCGTTTGTGTTATCTATTATAAATTTAGATTGTGTTATGGTTGCATTTACTGTTGCAATTGTTTGTTGACGAGCACCTGTTGTTGAATTTACTCTTACAAGACTATCTAAATTATAACCGGCATATAATAAGTCACCTGAAGAATTAAACCCCATACAAGTTACATCTTGTGTTTGGTTAATTGATAAACCTAAATTAAATTCTGTTAATAACGTACCTGATGAATTTGTTTTTACAATGAATTGTCTTTCAGTCCCATTATATTCAACAATTCTTCCTCCTATAAAAATATTTGAATTTGAATCAACTAATATTTGATAAATGGTTACTGAATATGTGAATTCTAAAAGTAAACTCCCATCTGAAGTACCAACTGAATTCCGATTTAGTATCATTTGTTGTGTGACTTTACTTTTAGAAATATTAAATTTTCCAAAATAATTTACACTCCAAGTTGTTGCACTAAAATAGTTCGTTAGATTAATATAGTCATCAGTCGCATCAAAAAAGAAATTTCCAGCGTTAGATGAATTATATAATGTTCCATTTGCTAAAGTACCAATATTTGAGGAAATACTTGCGTCATAAATTGTACTACCTGTTGGTGTGTAAAATTTTGGGTTAGCTGGGTCTAATAAAAGAGACAAACCATTTGTAGTAATATTTCTTATATTCTGTACTGTACTCATATAATCGGGTCAGGAGATGTCCATTCAGGAGTTTGTAAAATATCTAATATTTCTTCATAGGTATACGGGCCTTCCTTTGTTGTCAAGGAGTCCACACTTGATGGAACGACATCACCTTCCCATTTAACAAATGTCTTTGTTTCATCAACCGACTTTCTAACGGTATCTATTGATGTTTCTAAAACTTGTGTAAAATCAATAAGTGGTAACTCACTTGTACCAAATATCATAAATTGTCTTTGTCCGTAATCTTGTAATTGTGTTTCCATATGTTATAAATATTATAAACCGTATCTACCTTTTAACGCATTGTAGTTTTGTAGAACTTCTTGGTCAGTTAATACTTTATTATACGCCCTACATACACTCACATTACCATAAAACCCTCTATTAGCCGGGTCATTAATGTCAGTTCCAAAACCTCCAATACTTGTGGAAAAAGTATTACTCCCACTATATGAAATTGAATATTGTTCTAAAAATGATGAATTAATATATAATTTCGCTTGCGTTGAGTTAATTGTTAAAACAACGTGATTCCATCTATTGTTAAAATATGTTGTGGTAGTTGTGTTTTGATACGATGCTGCTCCGCTATTAACTCTTGAATGCATTTGTCCAGTTATTGATAACCGTAAACCAAGACCATAATTGGCGTAAAAAATACCTTGTATTCTACCATTACTTCCAAAAGAATTAAACCACGACTCTATTGAGAGCTCTGCTGAAGGTTGTATATTATTCTGATTTATTATTACATAATCATCCGTACCATCAAATGTAATTGAACCTCCATTATTTAGACTAAAGGTTGGTCCATTTATTAAAGTACCGATAACATTAGTACCTGTTATCTCTCTAATAACTGTACCACTTCCAGGATAAGAATCTCGTTTAGCAGCATCTAAATCAAAGATTAAACCATCTTTTACAATTCCTCCGTAATATGATATTCTTCCTGCCATTGTTAATCAATTACTTTTTCCCAAATAAAACCACCACTTGATTTTAATTTTTTATTTAGACACATTGATATGTTTGGTATTTTAACACCACTATCTAATGATGCCATTTTTAAAGATTCATAAACGCATAAAATCATTTTTGTTTTTTTATCTATTTTCGCAACCTTTATTTTATTTGGTTTATTTTTACACATATTAATCCTAATATGTTCTGGTAGTTTTTTACCAATTCTATTTTCACTCATTTTTTTCTTGGTTTCATCTGACATTTTAAACCCTTTCTTTTTATTGCTAATTTTTTCTTTAGTTTCTTGACTTAGTTTTTTATTCAAATTTACTTTTCGTAATATTTCTTTATGTTCCTCAGTAAGTTTAGAACCATACCTATTATTAAGATTCCCTATTCTTTGTTTTCCTAAATCACTTAATTTTTTTCTAATTTCTTCAGAAGGATTACGAATACCATCACCTCCATCTGTTAAATTGTACCCAATTTTACTATGAGTATTTAATTCTTTAATCCAATAAATTTCTCGTTCACATATATTTTCTTTTGTTAAATTTTCTTCAAGTATTTCTTTTGTAAAATTTTTTTTTCCGTATTTTTTTATTGCCAATTTTATTTGATTCCCAGAACCAAAATAATATTTTGATTTGTCTGGTCGTTCTTCACATTTACCGACATATTTTTTATTATTTATTTTATTTGTTATTAAATAGATATACATATTAATAAATATCACACGATACCAAATCTTGATTTAGTGGCATTATAGTTTTGCAGGATTTCTGATGCCGTTAAATTTCTATTATATATTTTAGCAGAATATACAATTCCGTTCCATTGTGTTCCTGTACCTGTTGTACCTGGTCCTCTAGTACCTATTTTAAAATATTGTGATGTTCCAGTGTATGTTTGTGTAACACTTATTCTAAAAACTCCATTAACATACCAAGATTGACTTGTACCTGATTTAGATAATGTATAAACTTTAATGTCTGTGGTACCTATGGGTGTCAAGGTTGCAAGTAATGGTGTTGCGAAATTTGTATTATCACCATTAAATGATGTTAATCCATCTCCCCATATTTCAAAATCTAACAGTTGATACCCCTGGGAAGTACCGGAAGCAAAACACCATAATGTCTGCCTATTATTAATATCAGTAGTCATTGTGGATGATTTACCAATAACCTCAATAGTATAATTTGTTGAAGTATCTAAAATAAAAGGAACATATATAAAGTCATTAGTACCGTCAAGTACAATACTACCAGCACTTGTTCCACTATAAACAGGCCCATTAACTAATGTTCCTGTATTCCCACCACGTGAGATATCATTCCAAGTAGTACTTCCACTTACATAACTTTTAGTATTTGCAGCATCCAAATACAACACTAATCCGTCCGTAACTATTTTGGGTGAATATTGAAACGCCATTTTATAATCCTCTTAATATTGATTCCACAATCCAAGTACCTGTTGATGCGGATGCTCGTAAAACGGCACTTGACCCTGACATCACATAACCAAATGTCACTGGAGTTGTAACCCCTATATCATTAGTTGATGTTTCAGTAAAGTTAACTGTACTACCACTCCATATTGCCATCATATTTCCAGCTCTCAATCCTGTAGACCCACTAACATAATAATCAACAAATGAAGACGTGTATGCACTTGTTGGAAATGAATAAATTGTTGTACCTGTTGACGCAGTAATTGATGTTACACGTTTTGTAGTATAAAGTGATGGAGCCTGATAGTCACCAATAATTGTTGTACTATCAGAAAACACTTCTAATATTGGTAGACCTGAAATGTCACTTACAGAGAATAACGAACCTGTTAAACTATCTGTAACACTAAACAACTCACCTTGTGAACCTTGTACTGAAAACACAGGTGCTGATGTACTATTACCTGAACTAATTACAGTTAAACTTGTTCCTGTTGTTGCAGATAATCTTGTGGCTCCACGAACATCTAATTTATAAGTTCCTGTATTTGCAGTTGTGCCAATAAGTGTATTACCACTTACAGTGTTTAACATTACATTCCCAATAGTTGTTTCTATCGCTCTAAAATCTGTCGCTGCCGATATCGTTGGATTAACATAAATTCCTCTTGTAACTCCACTCGAGCCACCTGTTTGGTTTATTGTAGGAGTTACTTTTAGAGCGTTAAAAGAAGGTGTTCCACTTGCTGATGTTGGAGCGTACGTACCTAAAAAGTTTGCAAATCCTTGCTCATTATTAGGGCTATTTAAAGTATTATAACTTTGAGCATCTATAATATATCCGCTACCACCTGCTATGTTTGAACGTAGATTTAGAGTATTACCTAAACTGATTAAAGCAAATCCAGAACTTTGGTAAAAATGATTCTGCACCCTCGCCGTTCCACTAACATCTAATCCATATGAGGGACTACTTGTTAAAATACCTAAACGATTATTTGTATTGTCCCAAAAGAAATTAGAATTATTCTGTGATAAAGTTCCTCCACTTCCCTGAAATATAACCGAACCTGTTGTGAATGGTGATGATAAAGTTGTTGCAGATATTGTTGTTGCAGTTAATGCTTGTAATGAAGTATTACCCGTTACAGTTAAATTACCGTTGATGGTTAAACCCGTAATAGTCCCTCCACTAAATGAAGGAAGATTGTTATATGTTGTTGCAGATATTGTTGTTGACCTAACATTTGTTAAACCTGTTAGTGTACTTGACCAGTTGGCTTTACCATCAGATGTCGTGGATAATAAAACTTTGTTAACACCTTCAGTCCCGTCAAGTAATTGAACTGAATATGCACTTAATGGGGTGCTATAACCACCAATTGCTCTAGCATCAAAATAACCTCCAATACCTGTAGTTATACCTCCAAATTCTGAAGTGTCTAAAGCGCCTTTAACACCTATTGCTAATAACCCATCTTGAGCTACACCTAATATACCTGTATTGTTAAAACCATTACCACCGAAAGCAGAAGAGCTTATTCCAGTTGCTCCACCACCACCATTAACTAATGAAGAAATACCGATACCCCCTGATGCTTGATTTTGAACATTCAAAGTGGTCGAATTTACTGATGAATAGACATACATTTTATAAGAAGCAGATGGAGCAACACTAACACCAATATTTGTTCCGTCATCTTGTATCTGACTATTACCTAATGCGGTTGTTCCTGTCCATTTTGGAATGTAATTTGATGTACCACCACCTCTAACAGTACCTGAAAATGGTAAATTAGAATATGTTGTTGCAGATATTGTCGTTGCCGTTAAAGCTTGTAATGACGTGTTACCTGTAACTGTTAAATTACCGTTAATTGTAAGTCCTGTAATAGTTCCCCCACTAAATGAAGGAAGGTTATTATATGTCGTCGCAGATATTGTATTTGCACTTAATCCACCTGTAAAGTTAGTAGCCCCCGATACTGTACCACCTGTAAAATTAGAACCTGTTGTCCCTGTAAAGTTGACACCAAAATTAGGATAGGAGCTTACTATTTGTATGTTTGTCCCACCTGTGATTGTAACAGTTTGGTCAGGTAAAGTATTTGTAATTGTAACAACTCCATTACTTGTTGACGCCGATATTCCTGTTCCACTTGTAACCGCACTAACAGGCAAATTAAAATATGTCGTCGCAGATATTGTCGTTGCCGTTAAAGCTTGTAATGACGTATTACCCGTAACCGTTAGATTACCGTTGATAGTTAAACCTGTAATACTTCCCCCACTAAATGAAGGTAAGTTGTTATATGTTGTCGCAGATATTGTACCTGTTATTATATTATTAGTATATAACGTACAGTTAGCCGTAGCATTTAATCCACAACCAATAGCCGAAGAAAAACTACCACTAACAGTATTACCACTACCTCCAAGTACCATACTGTAGTTACCACTAACAGTATTACCTCTACCTGTTCCAATAAAACTAGAAGAACCACCTGATGTAATAATATTTAAAGTGCCACCTCCAATAAATGAACAGTTACCACCCGCAGTATTTTTACAACCACCAACAACTGACGATGTTACTCCGCTAGTAATATTTTGAAGTCCCCCTCCAATAAATGAATAAGAGCAACAAGAAGTATTTAAACCACCTCCAACAACACTAGCGGAACTTCCACACGATTTATTACCAATACCACCACCAACAAAAGAATAGGTACTATAGGTATTATTGAATGCACCACCAACAACTACCGACGCTAATCCTGATGCGGTATTACCTGTACCAGCCAACGATGCCGAAAAATCAGCAGTCGCGTTATTAGCAACCCCACATCTAATTGAAGATGTTGTACACGTTCCCTGAATAATAACGGAACTTACAGGTGTATAATTTGTTAATAATCCGTTAGTACTCGAACAAACAGCTTGTCCTGATGACAACGTACTTGAATAGATTGACCCACAAGAACAAAAATTATTTGTATAAAATGTATTGGGACAAGATGCAACAATATTACACCCAAACACACCAATAAATGAGTCAGATATAATATTATTTAACCCGCCAATAACAACTGAATTGGACATTTTACTAGCGCCTGAAATAGTATTTAAACACCCATTAAGGATTGAAGAAAATGATGGATAAGTAGAAATTGTGTTTTGATTTCCCCCTCCAATAAATGAATAATTACCACTTGCCCTGTTACAATATCCACCACTTATTGTTGACTTGTATCCACTCACAGTATTAAATCTTCCCCCACTTACGTTTGAATAATCTCCACTTGCAGTATTACTTGACCCACCACCAACAAATGAAATATAACCACTTACAGTGTTACCTGCACCTCCTCCAATAACTGAATAATTGCTACTAACAGTGTTAGTTGAACCTCCTCCAATAATTCCGCCAGTAATTCCAACCATAGTATTACATCTACCTGCGCCAATAAATGCTGAGTCACCTCCATTAATATTACAATATCCCCCACTTATCGTTGACGTGGTACCACTTGAGGTATTACAATACCCTCCGCTTACGGTTGAACCATTACCACTTGAGGTGTTATTTCGTCCTCCACTTACGGTTGAGTAATAATTACTTGAGGTGTTAAGATATCCACCACTTACGGTTGACCTACATCCACTTGAGGTGTTACTTTGTCCTCCACTTACGGTTGAATCATCGCCTATCGCGGTGTTTGAATATCCTCCGCCTACGGTTGAGTAAGCGTTACTTGCGGTGTTATTTTTTCCTCCACCAACAAAACTATATTTACCTGAAGCGGTATTACCAGAACCCGCAAGAGCTCCTCCAAAATCACCCGCAGCTGTATTATTTACCCCACATCTAACAGTTGAATTAATACCTGTTCCCGTAATGTATAAACTCGTTCCTGATGTCCCACCTGAACTTGCACCTGACGAAAACTTTCTCCATACCGCAGTAGCATGAGTTGCTCCACTTACATCTTCAATTGTATTACCCGTCCAAGCGTTAATAAACGATTGTCCCGCAGCGGTCTTATTATTTATTGTAGTCCCGAAATCTGATATACGAACACACCCCGTACTAGCAGTTGCAGCATTAAATAATGTTTCGTAATTATTAATATAATATTGATAAACTTGGTCTTGCTCATAAACATATACCAACATACCAAGTCGTCTTCTACCTGATGAAATATTATCCGAGGCAAGTGTTATAACATTAGGTGACCAAGCGGCTCCAGTCCCCTTTGTAAACTCAATAGGGATAGTGTTACCCGAATACTCAATACTCCCTGTTGTTCCTGATGGTATAGTATAATAAAGGTCAGATAAACTATAAACCTCCATGTAACCACCAGTATTGTTAACACTAAAAGTAGTACCATAGGTATTGTTTCTTGGCACAGTCTGTGTTCCATTTACTTGAATTGACGATATTGGATTTTTATATGGGAAACTCATTTACTATAATTATATATCAATCTTACTTCCTCTAAAATAAAGGTCATAAGTATTATCCAATTCAAACGTATTTGATGGGTATGTGGTGTAAACTCTATATGTTGTCTTAACAATTGTACCACCAGTATAAGTGAATGTGTTAGCGTAAATTGTTGGTTCCATTTTCACACTTGTAAAGACATTTGGATTAACAATCCCCAAATCAATTTCAACTTGATACTTGTAATTTGTATATACCACAGGTATTATCCATGTGTACCATGCTTTAGAACCTACAGTATTTTCAGCAACTTTTGTAGTTAAAAAATTATAAGCAATTTTTGGATTACCATATGAGTCAAAACCACTTGTCGTGATTGGTATCGTCTGTTTGATAATCGACGGAAATAATCCTGTTGTCCACCCTGAAAAATTAACATATCGATTCATATCAGAGTCAAACGTACTTGCCGAACTACTTGGTTGTGTTGTGTTTGTGAATCCATAGAAACTCGACCCAAGTGAACTCATATAAGAACCAATACTCGATGAACCTGAATAAGGCTCAATAAATAAATAACCATATAATAAAGGTTCAGGTGTTGGTGTAGGTGTAGGAGTTGTTGTAACAGTTGGAGTTACGGTCTTAGTAGGTGTAATACTTGGAGTTACGGTCTTAGTAGGTGTAATACTTGGAGTTACGGTCTTAGTCGGTGTAATAGTTGGAGTAATACTCGGTGTCGGTGTATGTGATGGTGTAATACTCGGTGTTGGTGTATGTGATGGTGTTAAAGAAATCGTTGGGGTAATACTCGGAGTAATACTCGGAGTTGGTGTCGGTGTCACACACATATATTCTTGTGTAAACACACATCCCGTAGAATCAACTATTTTAATTAATAATTTGGGAGCACTTGTATATCCACTCGGTATTGGAAAACTAACTGCCGGTGGAATGTAATTTACAAAAGTGTCGACAAACTGACAATTAAATTGGAAAATGTCACAAACATATATTTGATATGGTGGAACACCTGATATGTTATCAATTGTAATTAAACTCATCTAAAATAAATACTTCAAACAAAACTTTAAGTCCTACATGAAATATTATAAACTACTCTAACACTAATTGTTAATAGTTCGTCTTTATATACTTCAACACCTCCAACAACTTTGGATTCAATAACAATAGTATTTGTGTCAGGATTAATTTCAGTGTTTTGTAAATTAGGTATTAAAGTGAGTAGTGACTCAATAGCCGTTATAAAATTATCGATTGATGGTATTGAATTTAAATTAGGTGACACATAAAATACTGAGGAATATGTCGTACCAGTTATTTCAATATCACAATTAAATTGAGCGTAATTTAATTTGCAATCTTCATGGCCTTTAACTAAATTAGCATATCCTGTAAATAACATATTTTTGAAATCATATGTTTTTGTAGGTATGTAAGTTGGTGTTGAAACTTTAACAGGTTGAGTTCTTGAAAAATTAATTAATGGATTACATGTTATTGTCTTACTTTTAGTCGTCACACATCCTGTTTCAGCGCTTACAGATAACGTATATGTTCCCGCAGTTAATCCTGTAAGATATACCCCTGTCTGTCCATTAACATTACTACTCCATGTTAAATCAACAGGAAAATCTGTATAATTAACCATAGCACTTATTGTCCCCCCACTACCATTCCCACAATTTGTGCTATATAAAAGAACATTAATAGGACTAGTATCAATAACATTAACCGAATAACTTTGGCTACAGTAGTTTGAGTCAGTAACAATTAAATCGTAAACCCCGGCAGTTAGATTAGAAAACGTATATGCCGTTGATATAGTTTGTATTGATGTTACACCATTAGATAAACTATAGGTATAAGTTAATCCCGTCACAACGGGTGTAACTTCTAAATAGATACTACCACCATTGAAACTACAATTTGTTGTTGTTGCACTTATTGAAACTCCAAATGATAAACTTGTATTGATTGAGAAGTTTTTAGTGTATGTACAAGCCGATGTTGCGTCATTTATTGTTACGGTATAATTACCTGAAGCTAAATTACCAAATGATTGGTTTGGTATATTAACATAATTAATTAATGTATAACCACTATTGTTTGTAAAGTTGTAAGTGTAAGGTGTTGTACCCCCTTGTAACTGAATACTATAAATACCTGAATTATTATTACAACTCGAATCAGTTATTGACTCAGAGACAACAAAGAAAGTATTTGGTGTTTGTAATACAACATTAAATGTTGCAGTGCATAAAGCAACATCAGTAACTTCTAACGTATAATTACCAGCAGATAAACCACTGAAAGTTAAAAATTGGTCATAACTAACTAACGAGTCCCCATTACTTAACAAATAAAAATAAGGCCCTGTTCCACCTGATATGTAATAAGTAATTGAACCTGTTGAACCTGTACATGTTGGTGAAACTAATGTATACGTTATTAACCCTATCGGGTCAGCATTTAATACTGTCGTTGTTTTTGTTATCGAACATCCTTGTGAATCAGTAACGGTACAAAAATAGTTACCTGTAGTTAAACCCGTAACAGATGATGTGGTTGGAGAACCACTAATATTTGATGACCAAACGTATGTGTATGGTGGTATTCCTGTAACACCTGTAACAAATAACTTACCATTTGTAAGTGAACATGCCGGATTATTAACAACATAAAACCCAAAATCCATAGAGCTTGTATTGTAAAGCACAACATTCTCAGATTTACCATAACATCCTCCATAGTTTGTACAAGTCGCGTAATAAACACCTTCAGGTAAATTAATAAATGTATATTGATTGGCACTTGTAACTGATGCCGTACTATATTGAATATTATCTTTAAATAATGTTATTTCATTAGTACCGTAATTGGTATATGTATTAACCGTCAATGAACCGTTTGACAACCCACAAGATGTATTTTGAACATCTTGTATGAATAGAGTACTAGCTGAAGTGATATAAACTTGTATAACTCCTGAAGATTGATTAACCGGAACTGACGAATCATTTACATAAAATTGATATGTACCCGCACTTAACCCTGTAAGTGAGTAATTTCCCGTTGTAGACGCCGAAGTGTATAATGGGGTTAACCAATTTACAATATAAGGAGTATTACCACTTGTAAAATTAATACTAAAACTACCTAAATTACTGTTAGTACAATCTCCAGTTACTGATATGTTATAAAAAAATGACATATTATTGACAGCTTGTTGTTAAATTAACTATAATGTTTATGTCAGTAGACGTTGGAGCGGTTTCAAAAAACGTAACGTTATTTGATTCTAAAATATAATATAAAACAGGATATGAATAATCATAAGTAGCATTAATCCCATATAACCATAACTGACTTTGTATTTCACTAAATCCTGCAATAACAATATCATACCATTGTTGGTTTGTTAATGTTGCTCCATGAAAATTAGTTTGAGGATTTCCATTATAAACAAAGTCAACTCCATTAATAGTAAATGAAAACCCAAAATAAACTGATACGTTATTTGGATTTGGATTACAAGCATTTTGAGTTATCCAATCTTGTAATGTCATATTATACGCATCAATAACATAACTTTGGTCAACAAATAAAATTGGATAAGTTACAGATGGGGCCCCTAAAGTTCCTTCAACAGTACCATTACTAATTGGACCTACGGTGTTTTCGGAGACAGTTTGACACATTCTTTGTCTTCTATAAACAAACTTTTGTCTATGGAAAATAGAGTTCTCAAACTTAGTACCTGTATTCCAAATAGTTGTTGCCGGCATAAATTGTTCAACCAATCGTATCCATGAATCACCCAAACCATTAATATATTCAATCATGTTTTGATAATTAAAATTATCATTTTGGATTCCAACATCTTGATACATAGTAAGATATTTCCAAAATAAAGATTGTAATGTAGGATATCCACTTGTCTTACCATCAGAGGAGAATTGTCTATTTCTCACATTAATCATGTTACTCCAAAAAGTTTTATAAAACTCAAAGAAGGTTTCATATTGTGGTTGTGGATTAATAAACGTCCAATCTATCCCACCAACTTGTGGATATGGATTAGACAACCCTGATGATGGTATAGGATAGTTTTGTGTGTTTGATAGATACCAAACATCATAAACCAACGCTTGAGCAGGATTTAAAAACAAATCAACGTTCTTAACATTTAATACTAACCTATCATCACTAACTGTATAATAAGCGTCAAATAAATCGTCAGTATTTTTTCGTAATGGTGGTTGTAAATTACTCCAGCTCTTTTTGTTATCATTAACTTTTTTAAGTGAAAATCCGTAATTTAAGAAAGGAAAATCTCTAAATGTTTCTAAATATTTTTGACCATATGTAAATGGTTCTAATTGTGTTTGAACATTTAAGTTTTGTCCAGTAAATGAATTAGTAGTTATAATTAATTCTTCAGGAGACCTATGTTCAGGTGTTTGTTCAAACCATCCTTCCCCTTTTTGAAAAAACATGTTAGCAGTATTTGCTCTTGGTTTTGGATATCCTTCACTATCAACTGGATAGTCATCTATTGTTGTCGTAACGGTTTCTATTGTTGTTGTTGAGGTATACGCAGTAAATGGGTTACCCTGGAAACTATATATGTTTAAAGGGTCTAATGACGGTGTTTCAGGTATGAATACCCCACCTGAAATTTGTTGGAATAACTCATTAAATCTTTCAATATCAATAGGACTATCAGCAACATAAACATTTTCATTAAACTCTATTAACGCCTCGGGAGCTCCAATATAATTCATTAAAAAATCAATTGCCTTTCTTGTACCTTTTGACTTATACAAATACGCTGAATTTAAAATTAAATTCCTATAAAATTGACTGTTTAAATCATCAATAGTTTGACTTGTTGAATACCCAGGAAAAGCGTTTTCAGTTGTTCCATAAACGGAAGTAAGATAATCGACATTTGTAATTGGTGATATGTTTGTTGACCATCCTAAGGTTTCCGCCAAATTTGGCAACAACTTAGATGGTATATCATTACCAACATTATAATTTACAGAAGTCATGAATGAAAGTGCGTCTATGTATTTTTTACTTTCATCAAAACTTCTTCCATATATTCTTAAAGTTTTTTCGACTTTTTTATCAGGAGTATCAAATTCTTGAAAAGCATCTGTTACATAAAATCTTGATAATAAATCAGTTTGTTGACTATCAAATTCATTTCCTATTTGATTTAAAGTTTGAATATAAGAAGAGAAATTTTCAGTTCTTATATCTAAGTTCCATGACCCATCTAAAGGCCAAGTAACATTTTGATATCTTGTAAAAATATTACCATTATCCGCCTCAGTTGGTATTTGAAACTGAGCAGTATATATTGGAGTAACATATCTATATAAAAGGAACTCGTCAACCTCATCTAAATTAAGATTAAAAACTTCATTAACAATAACATCATTTGGTCTAATAACTATAGTATCAACCGATGTTGAGTTACCTGAAAAAGGATTTCCATCAACTTGTATTGTTAATGTACCGGCAGTTAAACTTTGTGATGGAAATAAATATGATAAAGGATATTGTCCCCCATTTACTATTAAAACATATGCCGGATATGTTTCTTTAAGATTTCTATATTTTGATATTGAGAACTCTAAACTATTAATGTCACTAGTCGCATTTACAGTAAAATTTATCCCAAAAGGATTTCTTATTGCAGTTATATCTAAATCTAATTCTGTAACATTTTCATTTGAATAAAATGTAATATTTTGAGCGGTATTACCTGTGGTATAACCTTCTCTCAAATTAATTATTTCTAAAGCCGCTGGAAAATAATTAATAATATTAATTATTGACGATTCAAATCTTTTTGTTAAAGAACCATAAGCTGTAAAATTGGTAATTTTTGAACTATCAAAATTTGGAGTTACTTTAAAATTGTTTTGAAAAATTTGAAATGATTTTCCTAAATCAATACCTAAGTCATTTAACGATATAGGAGTTGAGAATGTACCAATATCAAAACTTCGATTAACTTTCTCAACAACCGTTGTAGTAAAATCAAAATTAGCATTGGTTAATCCACCACCTTGCACAAGTTGTAACCCGACAATATTATCGGAGAATGTACTAGCACCTGTAGGCCCTTGTGGTGGACATTTATATTTTACCATTAAACAATAATAGTTTGAAAGTTTTTAGTGAAATCGATATTGTCCCCTCTGTCTTGTCTAACTTCATATAACAAGTCGTTTAATTGGTCTCTAATTTCATATAAGTTATATTGTTTGTATATGTTATTAGAAGTATCGTAGATAGTATAAATTCCATCATCAATTGATTTAGTTTGATTACCGTAAAGAGCAATCGCCAATGTTGAGATATCATGTTCAACAATTTCAACTTCCAATGATATTGGATTAAAGAATGTATTTGTAATTACAATATTTTGATTTGGTTGCCCAATGTTAGGTATTGCGTTTGGTCTATTTGTTGGTGCGGATGATGGTGATAAAGTACAAAATACTAAATTAGATGACCCTTGAGAATAGATATATCTAATAGATTTGTCTTGTGTGTTTGTTAAGTTTTGAGTAACAGGTTCACAATAAAAATTAGAAGTAATTATTCTGTAAAAATTAGGGATTTTTGTATTATCTGTTGGGTCGTAATATTCAACTCTAAATCCAGTTAATCCTTGATTCGCAAAGTTTGTTAAAAAATTTGATGGGACATTTGTTAAATCAATTACTATCCCTTTTACATTAGGTAAAGAACTTAAAATACCACAATCAGTAATTACAGTTTTAATTTGAGCAGGTCTTAAAATTAATGTGTAAATCCCTAAGTTATTAAATTGATTAGCAGGTAAATTTAAATTATATAAACCACCTAATATTTGATTTGTATTACCACCTGTATTCGCGTTATTGAAATATGGTATAAGATTAGAGTTTGGTATCGTGAAAAGAGTGAAATTTTCAGTTTGGTCGCGCGATGCCGTATAATGAACTATTATTTCAACATCAGCGGGGCTTACATCCGCTAGTCTTATTGTTCCGTAATTACCTGTTGCCACAAATTTTTATTTATGTATGTTTATTTTTATAAATAGTAATAATGATTTTTTTTAACTCTTAACAACGTTGAAAAAACCATATCCATATTTTGCTAACCCTGGTGTTGTTCCTACTTCACCTATTCTTCTAAAATTCTCTAACCCACTATTAACCCCTCTCTCAATCAAAACAGTAGTTTGAATTTGGAAATCATCAATAACATTCATTAAAACTTCATTTTTAGTTATCGCACTATAATGTAACATTGATTCAGTTAGTCCTGAAGAATATGCAACAAATACTGAAGTCCCTCCCGAAAAATCTAAATAATCTATATTATTAATAGTATATGCGGTATATCCATTTTGTATATTTGTAACCGTTCCTGTACACCCTGAACAATCAGGTATTGGTATGTTAACACCAATTTGATATGGGTTTGAACCATACAACGCCAATTCTCTCAATCTTGATTGAGTTGACCCCGAAATAACATAAGGTACTGAGACATACGCAGGTGTTGATTGTTCATATAAGTTAAGGTTAGAGTCACCAGACCAAGTAAAGTTATACAATGATGGAGCGGTACTCCAACTACCACCTTGTGAAACAAAAGTAACCGTACCTAATGGATTTAAAATTTGAACGTCTGTAAATGGAACTTCTACCGTTTTTTGAACCGTTAGTATACCAAAACTATTAAATTGAGTTAAGGTAATAACAAAGTTTTGAGGGGTATTTGTATTACACTGTGAGTACACATGACTAATATAATCAGGTGAAAAATTAGTTATAGATTGGACAGGTGTACCATCCCCCCAATCAACTTGATAAGTGGAATCTTGTAAATAATTAATTGTACTTTCTGTGGTATTATAAACATAGTACGTACATGGTGAACCTGTTGTTGCACTAAAAAGAAAATTAACATTAACATTTTGTTGACTAATATCACCATCAAAGACTGAGTAGTAACCTATATCATGATAATCTTGATTTAATACAATCGGTATTGTTAATCCTGTAAATAATGAAGACCCGTTTGTTCCACCACTTAACATTTGACTAAGACCTGAGTATACACCAAAAGTATTACCATCATAAGTTTCACTAATAATGTCTGTCTTTAAAAACTCAGGTGATATTTTTATTCTAATAGTATCCATTAACCATTATTCTTTGGTGGGTTTATGTATTCATACCAATCTAATGTCAGTAAACTTTTACCTGAACCTGTTACATTATATAAGTAATTAATAAAATCAAAAGTAACCTCACGATAAAAATAATCGTTGTCAATTCTAAACGGTTTATTTGTATTAATACTAGTTTGTTTTCGGGTTGTAAAAGTTGTATATTCACCAGTTTTACCGTTAAAAAACTTAACTCTCATATAAAGTTTATCAAGTTTTAAAATATCAAAATCTTTAAACCAATAAATAAAATATGACTCTTTTAACCCAATATGGTCTAATTCAAAAGTTGGTGCTAAAGATTGAACAACATTACTAATAGTAGTTGTTGTTGTAACATTCGTTTCATTTCCAGATTCATCAATACATGTACATCCACTTATAAACGTAATAACCCCATTAGATGAAGAATATGTACCAGCAACTGACGGAATTGTAAATGTACCTACATTTGTATTAATAACAATATTTGAATTATTTAAAACACACAATTGTCCAGTAAAAAAAGTACCCCCGCCATTTATATTTGTTTCTTTATTACAACAATCTGTATATCTAATGCTATAAACTTTTAAAGATACTTGTATCAGTAATGTACTACAATTATAAGTCGTCGTTGTTGTTGATGTAACAACCTCTGTCGGTAAACTTAAAGAACCATTTAATATTAAAGTTAAATAATTTTTTTGTGTTCTAGCGTCTTTACTATCATATAAGTCAACCTTGAAGAACGACTTTTGGACTGTCATTGCATTAGTTCTAAGTTCTTCAGGAGTAAACGTATTACCCAACTCATAACTATTATACCATGTAGGTACTAATGCGTTTGGTGTTAATGTATTTTGTGTGTAATCAGCAAAATAAAATTTATAAGTTATTGAAGTATTAAGTTCATTATTACTATCTAAAATAGGTTTTCGTGAGAACCTAGCCATCTCAAAGTTTTGTGGTACACCAACCATTTCTTTAGCAACAATAGATTCGTAATCATCAATCAAATCACCACGATTAGCAAAATCCCAAGTAGTCGGTATGTTAACCTGTAACTGAAAATTTTTATTTGTATTTAAAATTTTATACTTATTCACATCCGTCAATTATTGGGTCGTTAACTGAAATACTAGTGTTAAACACATTAGTACCTTCAGGTATTATTTTAAAAAAGAAATTATCATATAAATAATGTCTACCATTCATAAATGGATAATCAACACCAACATTAGTTTCATCTATAAAACCATATGGATATAAATCTCTCCATCTAAAATCATTATTTCTTACAGAGTAATAAGCGTGATTTGGGAAATTCTCAATTCTAAAATTCTGTGGGTTACCCTCATCACTCTGTTCAACATATGGAGAATATTCCTTAACAGTTAAACTATTATGAGGTTTATAGTAATATCCAAGTTGATTTTGTATGTTAGGTCCAATAGAAAAATTATCAGGATTAAAAGTAAACTTATGGTAATAATCAGATATTACTCTTTCTTTTTGGTCAAAATCATTCCATTCACAATAATCTCCGTAAATTGTATCTCCAGTATTTAAATTCCTATTATAATAAAATGCTCTTTGTGAAACTAATGGTGTTGCGTTTTGTTCGTAATTATCAAAGGTATTAGGATTGTTCCAAAAGTTAGTTTGTATATTCGTTAATGAAAATTGATTAGACCACCAGTTATTTAACTGAGGTCCTAAATTAAAATCCCAACCTTGTCTCAACGAAACATTACTTGTACCGTTAGGTTTATTAAACCAACCAAAATAACCTCTGTTAATAACTGTAACAAATATTTCCGATACGGGTCTTCTTTGATTATCAATCATTCCTTTTAAATCAAGGTATTCTTGGAAGGAAACATTATAAGATAAACTATCTTCTTTAACCGAAACTCTTCCTTGATTATTTAAGTATGGTGGTTGTAAAGATTTTGATTCAAACTTTTTCTTTGTCCTTAAAGCATTATTTTCAAAACCTGAGTTATTAATTATCGCTTGTCGATATGGTGTTAATATCTTGTGTAATCTAACATAATATTTTGAAGTTGTTTCCTCAATATTATTTATGTCTAATACTCGTTTAAAAGTCCCTTGAAGTCCGTTTGTAAAAACGTTGCATTGATACCCAACATCATAGACATCAAAAACTGTAAGTTCAGAATCGACAAAACCATTACCTAAATTATAAACTTCAAACGCCTGTATGTTATTACAATTACCACCTGTTTGGAAACTTAATGACACATATTCACCCGGAGTTAATCCGTGTGGACATGGACAAGTAAACCTCAACATTGGTTTTCCGTCACCATCATTTGTTTTATTCATTATAAATGGTATACCATCACCCGCAGTCCAACTATATGTCGTTGACGTACCTGTTTGATACTGCATAGTCGTCGCAGTTGTTGAACTAAAAGCGTAAGTTAAATGAAAATACCAATTATAAAATGTGGTTTCACTTGCTTGAAATTTAATATGTTTGTTTGCGCCAACTGTCCATCCCGGTATTCCGTAATCAGTTCTAATAAATTTAAATTCATCGTACTGTGGGAATCCTTTCCAAGCAATAGGTGTTAAACAATTAAAATTAATTTGGTCTTGTTTATCTACTAAAACGTTAGAATAATACAAATTATTATTAAATGGTGGATACGGGTAATTTTGATTGTTAACCAACTTACCAGCAACACCTTCATAAGCATTTTCAAATACCATATTAAACTTACAAGTAGGTACAAAAATTGTTGAAGCTTGTCTTTCAGTATCAAATAATTGAGCTAAATTTAAATTTGTATTTCTTGAATATTCTTCAAGTTCTTTAATAGTATTTTCAATTGGGATTTGTAAACTAATGTCATTATCAGTTGCTCCCTTATATCTTAAAGAACCTTTAATATATCTATTACTTCCTAAATCAGACATTTGTTTCAGTATTAATATATTTTGTTATGAACACATCCATAGCGCTTCCACCTTTCTTCAATCCAAAATAGAAGTAAAACGGTGCTCCCACTAAAAACTTTTGTTCGAAATTTTGTGGTGTTAATTCGGTTGGTACTCCGTTATTGTCAAAATTAATTTGAGTACCTCTAACGTAATAACCATCACTTTGGTCATTTTGGAAATATTGCGACGCAGGATTTAATCTGTCTAAACTTTGGTATTTGTAAGAGAAAAACGCCTCATCAGCGGTACTATAATTGTTTGATTGACTACCAAATATATTTGTAGTTGGCCCACCACAATAATTTAAACCCCATTGGTAAAATGGAACTTCCTGAGAATTAGTTTTAATATTAGTAAACCAACAATCAATTATTTGTTGATTATTTATCAATGTACCTGAACTATTCCAATTAGTTCTTCTTGGAGAGATATAATCTCTATCTTGAGTATCACCTGTAAGTAATAACCCAAATACTGGAAAGTTATTAATCTGCCCAAAAAATACTGAATCGGAAGTATAAGCTTCAGGTGAAAATTCCGTCATACCAAATTGTGAATTAATAGCAATCATTTGCGAATAATCACCATCAATATATCCAGGAACTAAAGTTGCTCCATTATTATTCCATCTTGTATTTGAAAATAAAGCCTTTACTGAAGGGTCGTTACTACCTTCATCTGGACTATCTGAAGTTGGTATAAGTTGTTGATTAAATGAAGTGTTAATTAATCTACTTAAAATAAATAAATTTAATACATCATTAATTCCTTGGAATGATGTCGATTTAACTTTAGAAACGATATATCCGTCATAATCATCGTTATATACCAACTCTTGTATAAAATCTGACTTAGGACCTAAATCTAATAGTGTTGTTGGTGAACCTAAAAATTTATTATTACCAGTATTAGTTGCATTTCCTCTGTTGTTCTTTTTACCAATAAAACCTCCTATTTCAAGATTATTTTGGTCTAAAACTTGAAAGGGACTACTTCTATAATAGAAATTACTTGTTTGGTCATGTAAATAAATTAAATCAGTACAATATAAACTTGACGGATTATTATTTAAATCAAATATTCTTTGGTTTTGGAACGGATACGCATATAATGTCCCATTAATATATTGGTTAGTAAAATTATGAGATGTAACATCAAAACACAACGCTAAATTTAAATTAAGTCGTGTCATCCACTCAACTAAATTTCTTACATCTTGACCAATAGTTAACAACGGTCTTGACACAATATTATAACATCCTTTACCCTGAAGAAAAAATAATTCTTTACCTGATGGGTCAATATAATCTTGAACACAATTAGGTTTAATATATGGTTCCCCATTAGAATTAACACCATAACAAGATAATGGAACCGATTCCGAACAATTGCTTAAACTATTCAATACTTGAGTATAACTTGGTGGTGTAAATATTAGCGAACTTTCATTATTTGTTTGTGGGGTAGTATCAATTGCAATAACTTGAGTTGATTCACCTTCATCATTTATTTTAAAAATTGCAAATTGACTATTTTGGTGTAATAAGAAACTATTTGATTTTGCAGTTTGAATTGTTGTTGACGTTGGTAACCTATCAGACCTAAACACAATGTTCAATCCATCATTTAAAGAGGTAGTCATACCTGTCCCATATTGTGTTGAGAAAAATCTTGGGGTACCAATTAATTTTTCTTGAGTTGTGGTAACAACTCCTGTACCATCAGTAAACTCTTCCACATCAATTCCAAATGGTATTGTTACAATTCCATTTGTTCCGTTATATGAAAAATTACTTCTCATGAAAGAAGCTCCATCAATAACTTCATTACCCTGATAACCTAATACATTTTTAACACCTGCACATCGATTATCTTTCTGAGCGGTATAAAAAGAAAAGTTATCAGTACCAACCCCATAAGGGACGTAATATGTTTGAGGTGAAGTAAATATTTTTGTGAAGGTATTTACCTTATAACTGGAATTATTTTCGCTACAACTATTATTAGAATTTATAGTTAAAACATTTTGACTAAATGATGTTGTTAGATTATCAAGTATGTTATTACCAAACATATTTATACCCATCCCTATTGAATCGAAGTAATTTAATATGTTATCTCCAGCAAATACAATTTGTCCATTACTGGAATTAAAACTTGTCGCGTCTACCGATGAATAATATGACGGTAATGTCGTATTCCCATTAGTAACATAATCATTTTGATTATAAGTAAATGCATAACTTTGTTTAAACAAATTTGAAGTGTTGTCTAAAATTTCATTATGTCTGTCAGAATAAATTGTACCTGTAATAGGATAATTCATTTTAAATTCACCTTCAACAATTAAAGAATTATTAAAGTTATTTGAATATGAGTTAAAACCAAATATTCTACTTAAATCAATTTTTTGAGGAATTCTAGGCGAATGTACATCAATACCACGTTGTAAAATAACTATTTTATAATCATCATAATCAGTAATAAAGTTTGTTAAACGTGTTGACCCAGCTTCAATAATACCCGTTGCCTTATTTGGCATAATTCTAATATAAGGTATATTCAAATAAGATTGAGTATTATTAACTCGTTGTAAGTATCTAACACCAAAACTTAATTCATCCGAACTTGGGTTTGCCAATGTAACATATTGGCCTATCGTCATCCCTGTAATAACTTGGAAATATTCGACATCTGATGCAAATGGTGTAATCCTATCAACAGATGTTGTAGAAGATAAAATAGGTACAATATATGTTGTTTCTAAATCACCCGTTCCCTGGCCTAACGGAGAGTTAGGATTAGCATATGTAACTGTTAATGATGGTGGGAATATTGTAGTACCAGTCGTAACATTTCGATTTAAGTCACCGCTTAAAGTATCATCTTGGAATGAAATTAACTGTCCTAAAGAGTAATCAGGAGCAGTTTTATCTAATACCAAAATTATAACATTATCATAATGGAAATCGTTAACACCTATATTTTCATTAGGAAACCATTTCACCTTTATTTGATTCCATCCAAGTTCAGAACCATTTCCAAAATCAGTTACGTTATTAAAATATTTTGATTTAGTATTAAATAAATTATATAACTCAGAAGGTGGTAATGCCGTTGTTGAATAATATTCACCAGTTGAAACATATTGTGAGTTTGCGGAATCTAAATAATATGTTGGTTGAATTGGGAATCTTTTAATATTAATATCAACCGAACCTGTAAATATTTGACTAACAACATTGATTGATTCTACAGGTATCCCATTATATAAAGCATTTGATGTACTATTAATTAAATAAGATGTTTGTAAATCAAAATCCACTTGAGGAAATGAAATTGAGGGTCCATTGTAAGTTGAGTCAATTTCAGTACTTGAATTACATTTACATCTTTCACATCCGTCATCAGTATAAAGGACTAAAGGTAATGTAACATTTCTAAGTTTCTTAGCAATTCTTTTAATATCATCATAAATTAATGCTAAAGTAACCGAACCCGATAACCATAATAATGCCTTTATTCCGTGATTAACCGCAAGTGCAACTGCTGGAGGGACATTAGCTAAAGCCGCAGCAACACCAATAATTTCATAAGCACATTGGTATAAAAAAAATCCTATAAGAAATGTCATTGTTGCCGGCAATATTGTCACAAACAAAAATGCCAACACATGAATAACAAATAAAAGAGCTATAAAAATAAATTTAAATAGATTTAAGAAAAAAGAGATGATTAAATAAATAAAATCAAACCTATAAAAAGCATCGTTAGTTGGAAATGTATTATAGTCACCCTGACAACTTGTATCAGTAATTCTTTTAATACCAACAGTATTCCAAGCGTATCTACTACCCTGATATCTATCAATAAACTGAGTTGTAGTATATACCTTATTATACGATATATCATAGAATGTATCTCTACAATTAATTGCCTCATCAGGTACCGCATAATCATTCCAATCTAAACTAAAAGCGTAAGAACCTTCCAACATAAATCTGTTAAAAGGAATATTATAAAATGTAAAAAGATATTGGGCCGCAGGGTCTTCTCTATAAAATTGTAATGTATAAGTCCCGACTTCTCTAAATAATTGACTGAGATAAGGGTTACCATTAGGGTCAGTAATTGTTAAATCTCTAACATTCTGTACCGTTTTAATCCTAAAAATATCACTTTCGTTAACTGTGAGTGTCGCCGTAACCAAATCACTATCAGGTAACTGACCACTATCGGTAAAATCAAATTCACTAAAAGCTAATGATATTGGGTCAGTAAATGGGTCATTCCATCCTCTTTCTTTAATGTTTGGTAATAAAAAATACGCTCTCTTGGTTGGGTCACTTAAAGCGGGTGATTGTGACCACTTAACTTTAAATCGATATTTACCCCTTGTTGGTACCCCTAACTTAGGGTCACTACTTATTTTTTTAACACCATTCTCATCGGTATACACATAGTCCAAGTTCATAGGTACTTCTAACACCCACACCCCATTTTCGTCAATAACTTTACCGTCATTGTCTAACTGAGCTTGTTCTAAAATTGGTCTACCATCCTTATCATTAAAGATTGTTTGTCTCAGAGCAATTATCTGTCCAGGACCTGTAGTCATGGTACATAATTCACCAGCAGTCCTTTTAACTTTACACGCTGATTGTGTTTGATTTAAAAATTTAAAGTTCTTACCAACTTTTTGAGTATCATCAGTAGATATTATTGAACCCATAAAAACTGCCGTAGGTTCAAGTTTAACATTATTCTCAGATGTTAAATCAAAGTCAACTCTAGCAATGTTATAATTACAAATCTCAAGTTCACCAAAGAATGGTTCAATCTGAACCGTTTTTTGAACTGTCACAATTTGTGGTAACTCAGCGTAATTTGTTGATGATTTAAATTTTGAACCATTAACGGTACTCTCAGTCGCCAACCCCATTCTTATCAAATCTTGGGGAGTTAACGAGAACTCACCAATGTCTGAAAGGTCAACTTGCATAAATAAAGTTTGTTGTCCCAATGGGAGACCAAAAATCATGTAGTCACCCGACTCATTAGTTTTAACTGTAAACTTGTAATATTTTTCGTAAACCTGAATAAGTGGTTTATCAGTTAAAACATCTAAACGTTCAGGAAAAGTACCAGTAGGGACGTGACCTGAGTGTGATTGAGTATAAGGTAAAAGATTATATCTATACCCATCATCATTAATATCTGTAAAACTTTTATAAGGATATAATGAAGCAATATAGTCATTTTGAGTATCTATGTCCTCGATTGGAATAAATACAGAAACTCTTGCGTTAGGGATACCAAAACCATTATTACAAAATATTCTACCACAAACAACACCATAATCCGCACAACTTCTAATGTAGATATCGTCAGGACGAATAGCCAAAGACAAAATTTCTAATGTATCAAAATTTTGTTCTAAAACTATAGGTATCTTAACAGGAATATTTTGGTTAATACCTAATTGGGTACGTATTCTATATGACTTTGGCATTTTACTTTTTTAATAAATAGTTTAGCTACTATTTTCAAAATAGTAAATTATGTTTCAAAGTTAAGAGAAGTTGACAGTACTTAAATTTAAAGTACTTACAGTAATATCCTTATTTGGAAATCTAATTTGATAAATTTGTGATGGTGTGGCAAATAATGTTTCGTTAATCAAACCAATTTGTTTTGTTGTACTATCACTATACGCTTGTGATGTTTGATTTGAAGAGTACTGACCTCCGACTAAATTGAATACATTTATTTCACTGATAGATAAAATACCGTTTAATGATTGTATTAATCTTTTTAACTCGGATATATAAACATTTTCACCCATACTCCTATTTAAAGGACTAAAGAAAGTATCTACAGTATTAACTATATTAGTAACAACAGTTCCTTGATTTTGTGTTGAATCTAATACCACACTAATCTCAAGTTTTAAATCAATAACCTCAGCGCTTTCAACCGAAATATAATCATTAATCATTCGATAATTTGAAAGATAATTTGAAACATTTGTTTTCAAACTACTTGATACATTTGAACTTAGTTTGCCTTGGTCATCAAAAGTTAACATTTTAACTTTAATTTTATTATCCTCTTCAGTTATTGCAACTTTCGCAGGTGCCCCAAATTGTGATGGCATTTTTCTTAAAACCGCATTATAATCATTAATTGTCACCGCTCTGTTTTGAGAAGAAAAGTTAAATCCAATTAAGTTTCTAACTTCTTCAACAGTCGGAACGTTAGCTCCACCAATAGCCGCAGTGACATTAGTACAAGAAATACTATTAATAACTGAACTATTAATTGATGGATTTGGTCCATTAACCGCGAAATTGATAGTACCTATTTGGTTAATAACACTTGTACCTAAATTAGTACCCAATCCACCACCAATTCTATATTGTACAAATAGTGTTGTATTTGGAGTAATTGTTGACCCTAATGATAAGTTATTTGAATATTTAGATAAATCTAAAGGTGTTCCATTTCTAGCAAACTCTCTTAAGAGTTCATCTGTTGACTGACTTCCTCCACCAAATGTCATTTTTAAAAATCCTTGTGGAGTATATTCAGTTATAAATTTATTACTTGTCTGAAGATACTTTCCAACTTTTTTTCCAGCAGCACTCTGTGAACCTGTTGGGTCTTCAACAAATATTCTATCTTGTGCCAACGCATCAACCTCATACCATCTATTGTTTAGACCTAAAAATTCTTCAACAGACGGAACATTATTGTAGTTTAGTCCATCTTTTAATAAAACACTTGTAACCCCTAAAACATTTTTTTCAGGTAAAAACAATTCTAAAAATGGTCTTGACTCAGAGGTAGTAATTGTCTTTCTAAACACTTTAGTGATACCATTAACAACAGGTTCTCTTTTAGTAATTCTATAATTTATTGTTATCCCATTTGCGTTTTGAATAGGTGTTTTAGTTCTATTTCTAAAACCTTCACTATTTGTTTCTTTTGAAAAATCTATGTCACTCGCAGTTTCAAAAACTTGTCCTGCACCATATACTTGTGAACCTCGTCTTAATATTCCACAATATTTAATATTTTCTTTATCCCCATCAGCAGGAACGACAATTGAAAAATCTACTAAAGCAACTGACGGTCTTTGTCCAGGAATTTTAAGTCCGTATGTTCTTGCGATGTTATATATTGATGAACTCTGTTGGGCATATTGTAATACAGTTTCTTGTATACCTCTATCAATGTGATAATGTAAATTATCTGTAACTGCAGCATTAAGGTCTAAAAAAACTGAAAAAACTGCCGCATCATTAACATTTTGAACTAACTCAGGGTAATACGCTTTAACAAAATTTACTAACTCTTGTCTTATATTTTGAAAGTCCCTTGTTGTATATGATATTTGTTTGTTTGCCATCTTATATATTAATTATTACAAAACTACTTGAGTTAAACACATCATTTGTTATTTGATAGTCAATTCTTACTTTAGCAGTATATTCTTTAGTTGCCAATCCTGGTATAGTTAATTGTGTATTTACAACGTTTCCTTCTGTTGTTACATATGGACCCGCTTCTTCAGATGATAGAGCGGTGACCCTTATCGATGTTATCAATAAGTTCGGTATATATGTTTCCACAGAATCTTTAATTTCCGATTCAATATCATTAAATGTTGGCCCATCTAATGGTTCAAAAATATACTCATACAATCTTGTACCAAAATCAGGTAAAAAATATCTACTACCTTTTCGAGTTAATAATAAGTGTATTAAATTATTTTTAATCTCATCACTAGGAGTTTCAGATAAGTTAAGATATTTTCCAGTTAAGGAATCACCAAAAGGAAAATTAATACCGTATGTTACACCATTAGCCATATTTTATAAATACTATGAAATAAAAAATCCGAACTTAGTCCGGATTTTATTATTAAGTTCTTAATATCAAATTTATAATCCCATGTCATCAATAAACTTTTTATGAGATTTTTTGTAAGAAGATTGTTTTTCATCGTAAACATCAGTTGTGTATTGCCAATTCCAATATAGTTTCTTATTAGGTTCAAATCCATAGAACTCATGTACTTTCATTTGAGTCTTAGTTACATCTTCACCGTTCCAGTTTTGTCCAACACAAATAAACCCTGTCTCAATACCCTCAACTATATTTTTTTCACCTAAAGTATTATGTCTATTTTCAATCCAAGTTAATCGTTCAATCAAATTTTGATAGAACATATTTGCTTGTCCCCATCTCACTGAACTAAAAAATACTACAGCATCTGCCTCAAAAAGTTCTTTAGATATTTTCCAAAGTTCATCTGTTTTATTGTTTAAACTTGCCCAACATCTGTGATATCCTGAAGGATTTTTTTTATCATCTTTAAGTAACGCTTTTAAAAGCCCACAACTATTACCATCTTCTCGTGATACGTTTCCTTCACAAGGAAATATCTTTAATTCTGAAACATCAATGAATACTGATTTGTCGCCAAGTTCTTCATTCAAATACATTGCTAAGATTTTTGATTTAGGAACATCAATATTTTTTGGGTCCCAATTATGTCTATTTGAACAACTTAATAATAAAACTTTCTTTTTCTTTTTTAAGATATCCAAAGTTTCTTTTAACTTTTTTTCACCACCCTCTTGAACCATGTTCTCTGAGAGCATCATTTTTCTTATCTTCTCAATTTCTTCTTGTATGATATTAGACATAATAATAAATACTTGTTAAATTAAAAATCCCGACCTAGCTCGGGATAACACATCGGATTTTTTTAAGAAGAACATCCAAAACAATCAAATTCACTATTTTCAGGTTTGTCGGGTAGATTCATATAACTGTAATCAACCTTTGGTGGTTCAGGAGTTGCTTTTGGTTTGTTAATTTTTGATACGTCCATAGCCAAGTGTTTTGCTCCTGTTGAGATTGCTCTTGTTCTAACGTAATAACAAAGTGTCTTCAACCCTTTTTCCCATCCGTAAAAATGTGAAGATGAAATCTTTGACAATGTTGGATTTGACATGTAGATATTCATTGATTGTGATTGGTCAATAAATGGTGCTCTGTCAGCAGCCATCTCAATCAATTCTCTTTGTGAAATCTCCCAAATTGTTTTGTATTTCTTAATTAAATGTTCAGTTCTTTTAACTTTGAAATTATATCTCTTATCTTCTTGGTCAAGGTAGTTATTAAAATTAATGTTTTGAATTGAACCTTCGTTCATGATAATTTCATTCTTTAAGTCCTCAGACCAAATTCCAATCTTCTCAAAATCACTAATCAAATACTTGTTAACAATCATAATCTCTCCACCAACCACACGTCTGTTAAAGATGGCTGAGTGAGCTGGTTCTGTCATTTCATATGAACCTGTAATCTTTGCTGAAGATGCTACAGGCATTTGAGCCGTGAATAAAGAATTACAAACTCCATACTTACTAACATTCTGTTTAAGAATTCCCCAAGGCCATCTTTTTGATAACTCATCTTCTTTCAATCCCCACATATCAAATTGGAATACTCCTTGTGACATCGGTGACCCTTCAAAGTGAGCATATGGTTCATACTCACCATCCATACATAATCTGTTACTTTCAGTGATTGCCGCGAAATAGATTGTTTCAAAAATATCTTTATTCAACTTACGAGCTTCTTCAGATGTAAAGATGTAATCCATCAAATAGAATACGTCAGCAAGTCCTTGTGTACCAATAGCGATAGCTCTTTGGTCTAATCCACCCTTATGACCTTTTTCAGTTGAATAACTATTAATGTTAACTACTTTATTCAATGCTCTAACAACCTTGCGAGTTTCATCATACAACCCTTTAAAATCAAACTCCCCGTCTTTTACATAGTTCTTTAACACCATAGATGAAAGAGTACAGATTGCTGTAGTTTTCTCGTCAGTATACTGATAAATCTCATTACAAAGATTTGATTGTTTGATTACACCAATGTTTTGATGGTTTGTTTTTCTGTTAGCACTATCTTTAGAACATAGATATGGAACACCTGTTTCAACTTGTGATTCAATAATCTTATTCCAAATTTCCTGAGCCTTAACTTTCTTACCAAGGCCCATACTTACGGCTAATTTATAATTCTCTTCGTATTCATCACCGTAACTTTCTTGTAATGGTTTGATACCCGCCTTAATAATATCGTTAGGACAGAACAAATACCAATCTTCATTGTTCTTAACTGCGTTCATGAAATTATCGGGAATCCAAAGTGCGGTAAATAAATCACGAGCTCTTAATTCCTCAGCACCTGTATTTTTTTTAATCTCCAATAGGTCAAAGATATCTTTGTGCCAAGGTTCCAAGTAAATTGCCGCAGAACCAGGTCTACGTCCTTGTTGGTTAAAGAAACGAAGCGACTCATTAACAATCTTTAAATACTTTAAAAGACCACCAGCATATCCACCTGAAGATGAAATACGACTCTCCTTACTACGAATGTTAGACATTGATAGTCCGATACCAGCAGCGTCAGATGAGTAAGTTGAGATATCTCTCATGGTGTTTAACAATCCTTCACGAGAATCCGAATCGTTGTAATGAAGAACACAAGAAGCAAGTTGTGGAACTTTAGTACCAGCGTTAATCATGATTGGTGTTGCCGGTGATATTCTTTGTGTCGATAACGCTTGGTAGTACTCAACCGCCTCCTCAAATGTATTAGTCACCCAAAGAGCAACTCTCATATACATGTGTTGTGGACGTTCAACTACTTTACCTTCTGACAACTTCAAAAGATACATTTCTGCAAGTGACCTCCAAGCAAAATAATCAAAATTATAATCATTATCATGATTAATAATCGCATCAATATTACTTGGCCCATAATCCTCAATAATTTTCATTAATTTTTCATTAATGATACCTTCACTGTTTAACAAATTCATGGTATTTGAAAAACTTGGGTCAGTTTCCTTATGGTAAGATGAAATAGCAACTGACGAAGCTAATCTTGAGTAGTCGTGATGACTACCTGTAAACGCCGCGGCGATTTCATAGATTAACTTATCTAATTCTTTTGTTGTAATAATACCTTCAGTTGGTACTGAAGTGATAACCTTAATAAAGATTTCATCGGAGTTGACACTCAACCCCTTTGAAGCTCTTTTGATACGGTTATAAATTTTTTGTGGATTAAATGACGAATCATCTCCACTTCTTTTTTTAATTTTAAGTGACATCATAGTTTAAAAAGATAGTAAATTAAAAATCGTCAGTAAAGGAGATAGTCTCATTTAACTTGGCTTTTTGATATTCAACGGTACGTGACTCAAAGAAATTACCCTTTGTTTCAACTGCGATTTGTTCCATGAATTTGAACGGTTGCTCAACATTAAATTGTTTTTTACATCCAAACTTTACTAATAATCCATCAACAACAAACTCAAGATATTGTTTCATTAAATTTGAATTCATACCGATAAGTGAAACTGGTAGTGATTCAGTGATGAACTCTTTTTCAATCTCTAATGCTGACAATAGAATTTCTTTAATTCTTTTCTCACTCGGTTTGTTTTCAATGTGATTGTTCAATAAATGAATTGCGAAGTCACAGTGTAAGTTTTCGTCTTTGAAAATCAAAGCGTTAGCATTACACAATCCTTGCATGATACCTCTTGATTTCAACCAAAAGATAGAACAGAATGAACCTGAAAAAAAGATACCCTCAACCGCAGCAAACGCAACCAATCTTTCTTGGAACGATGCGTTCTCAATCCAATCTAAAGCCCATTTAGCTTTCTTTTGAACTGCAGGTAGGTTATCTAACGCTGTAAAACATTTGTTCTTTTCTTCTTCATTTGATACGTAAGTATCAATAAGAAGAGAATACATTAAACTGTGAATGTTTTCCATAGCAAGTTGCATACCATAGAAAAACTTAGCTTCAGGATATTGTACTTCTCTGTAGAAATTCTCAGCCAGGTTTTCATTTACAATACCATCTGACGCCGCGAAAAACGATAAAATATTTTTTACAAAATACTGTTCATTCTCTGATAAGTTTTCCCAATCTCTTAGGTCACCGCTTAAATCAATTTCTTCTGCCGTCCAAAACGCCGCTTGATGCATCTTATAATATTCCCAAATATCATTGTGATGGATAGGAAATATTACAAATCGGTTCGGATTAATTTCTAAAATTTTTTCTTTCATTTTTTTATTTTTATTTAATTATTTACGTATTCCCAAAAAAAACCACCACACGAATTTCTAACCCCCTTACAAACTAAAACAATATTACCTTTATTTTTAATATTATTTTTTTTACAAGCAATTTCTAATGATGGATATATTTCTAAAATTTTTTTTGTTTTTAAACATATTTTTTTTACTTTTCTAACATTTTTTGCAGGTTTCCCTTTTAAGTAACTATTTTGACTAAGTTTTAATTTATGTTCTTTTGATAATTTTTTTCCAATTAAAGAATTACTAATATTTTTTTTAGTCTCTTGGGTTCTTTTTTTCCCTTTACCTGATTTTCCAATTTTTTCTTTATGTTCGTCTGACAATTTTTTACCTTTCCAATAATTATGTTTTCCTTTATTACTTTTTGATATTTTTTTTCTAGTTTCCTCGCTCGGAACATAATTAAGATTTGACTCACCACCGTCGGTCAGATTAAGTAATTTATTAGTTTCTTTATAATTTTTTATCCAATATATTTCTTTTTCAACCCATTCTTTATCATTAGTTTCTTCAATTACTTTTATTTCAGGAATTTTATTTTCTTTCAACATTTTTTTTATCCACAAATATAAAGGTCTTTTAATATTTTTTTTACTTAAATAAATGTGTTGTCGTAACCGTTCTTTTATATCTTTTTTTGTTTTTCCAACATACCTTATTATCTCAGGTTTGTCCGGATGAAAAATTCCATAAATTACAATTGTTTCCATATTAATAAATATCTCAATATTTTTAATATTACTAATTTATTTAAGTTTTCTTTATACCTGTTGTTGTTTTCTTTTCTCCATAATTTCTTTAATTCTACTTCTATTTCTTTCTTCCTTCTGTTCCTCAAGTCCTAAGAATGTTGTAGTACTTTCTGTATCAATTTCTAACATTTCGTTATTGAACTTACAGTTTTCAAATACCACTCCGTCTTTACCAATTCTCGACTTTGTGATAGCAATAGTTGCAAGATTTAATTCTTTTTGTTGTAGCGACTTAGCCACCGTGATGATAACGTGTCCTACCTGAGCCTTCTTAATAGAACCACCCATTTGGTCAGTTGTTACCACATCAGATGAAATAGAACTTCTATTACCCTGTGTTGCCGTCCAACCAGCAATATCTAATTCATGACACATTGATTCAAACGCTCTCATCACTGAACCCTCAGATTTCCATTCATCGTCCATCATCTTTTCAGGTGTTACACAATCAATATAATCCAAAATAACAACATCAATCTTTGTCCCATCAGCAATCAACTTTCTAATCTGATTTTTAATCTGATTCATAGTTAATGTGTCTGAAGGTAACTTTTTCATAATCAACTTGTTTGGCATTGTTTCCTTAATCTCTGCGATTTTAGCCATAACTTTTTCTTTATGATTACCAAGTTCGTCAGGTGCTATACCCGTCCAACATGTAAAATGTTTTCTCTGAATGATTTTATAGTTATCCTCAAAGAAAATTTGTAATACATTAAAACCTAAATTAAAAGCGTGATTAGCAATCTTTGTTGTCAGTGTTGACTTACCAACACCAGTGGGTGCTAATATAACACCAATTTCTCCTTTCGCCAAACCACCTTTCAAAAGATTATCAATACCCGGTATTCCCATAGGGATTGGATGTCTATAATCATCCGCTAATACTTCATCTAAGTCTTGAAACACATCTCCCGTTCCTCTATCCACGTTTCCAACCTGTAAAGCTCCTCTAACCATTTCTTCCAAAGTGTCGTAGTTTTCAAACTCACCGTGGTCAATGATTTTCTTAGCCTTATCCATAACTTTTTGAAGTTCTTGTTGTTTACAAAACTTCAATGCTTTTTCCTGTACAAACTGAGTGCCCTCTTCGGTAACATTTTGTATATCAGAAATAGTGTCAAGAGTTATCTTTAATAATAACTCCTGACTAATTTCACTCTTAGCTTTTTGTTGAATTGTCTCAAAACTAGGACTGTGTTCAAACTTTGAATAGTATTCTTTTACCATCTGAACAAATAATCTGAAGTATTTGTTTTCAAAATAAGTAGATTCCATCACCTCAATAATTGAGTGTGAAAAATCCTTATCAAGTATTATTTGGTTAAGAAGTTGTAATTGGAAGGTCTCTCCCAAATAGTCAAAATTTTTGTCAGCCATATTATGTTTGTTTTTAGAATAAATATCAACGAGCCAGCTGATAACCCATGTATTCGTGTGTTAAATTTCTTGCTGACAACACGTCAGTAAGACCAAAAAGGATACCTTTTAGGAACGGGCGTATGTCTACGGTGTATCTTATCTTCGGTGGATAAAGTTTTGCATCAAATGTATAATGACACATTGTCGTATCACCATTTTTGATATAGATGTTAAACGACTCAGGCCCATCAGTGAATGATGTGTTCAATACCTCAGGGTCTTCACTAATCTGATATTGATTGTCCAACATGTAGTTTACAGTTTTCATTTTGAAATTTTCTTTCAACTCTGAAATGAAACCATCCATAATGTCAATCAACTCAGCCGAGTTATGAGCCTTTGGGTTATAACCCTTAACGTTAAAAAAACGTTGTACGATAAAATTGTTGTTTACCGTCATCAAGAATTCCAGTTTGGTAATGTCTTGTTCTTTCATAATTTATTTTTTGTTTGTTTTTGTTTTTTCTTTTCTTGTTAATTTCATAAATGGTTGGATGAAATATGTCCAAGCATCGTCCCCTTTTGGTAGGTATTTGAACAACCCGTCCTCAACCATATACTTAATTAAGTTCTTGTAACTTCTACCCTCAATATCTAATTTTTCTGTAACTATTGATAGTATCTCTTCTTTGTCATCATCCCTCAATAAAGGATTAGATAAGTCAACAATCTGTTCATTAACTTGGAAAAATTCTTTTTCAAAGATACCTGATTTTGTTTTACCAGTTAAAAGGTTTTTTAGAGTTTGATTGTCTTTTTGTTCTTTTAACAAATCTTCCGCTCTTGTTAAAATATCGTTATAAGAAACTTCTTTTTCAAGTATCTCAGGAAAAAATTTAACTAAAGTTTTTTCACCCAAAAGATAGATACCTTCAATATTATCTGATTTATCACCAGTTAATATCTTTAATGTCTTCACGTTATAGTGTGGGAACTCAAAGTCATCAAATTTAATCTTATCCCCGTGTTTAAACGTAGCTTTAACTGATGGTGAGTATATGGACACCTTTTCGGAAATAAGTTGTGTTAAGTCTCTATCTGATGAAAAAATTAATTTGTCTTCATTTTCAGATATTTGACAATAATAAGCAATTAAATCATCTGCCTCTCTTCCACTAATTTCTAATTGTCTTATATAGACCTCTTCCAAATATTGTTTGATACGATTTTTTTGTTTTAGGTAGGACATAAAGATAGCATCCTCCATAACCAATCGTCGGTTTTGTTTGTATTTGGGGTAAAGAATTCCACGTAAACTCGTGGAATCTTCACCATCCCAAAGTACTACCACCTTGTCAAAGTTTTGTTCGTTTATGAATTTACGAAGTGTATTCATAAAATGATACAATGCTCCAATGTGTTCTCCATTGTGGAAGTAGTCCTTCACACCATGAAACCCAATTTTCATCAGATTGTTTCCGTCAACAAGTAGTGTTTTTTTCACGAACTAAAATTAAAATGGTTCGTTTTCGTTTGCAAAAGTTTCTTCAGATTCATCAAGAGTAATTTCTCCAGTACCTGAAAGAATTGCGTTCCAATACTGTGAATATTCTTTTTTGTATTTTTCAAGAGCATCTTTATCGTCAACAATATATCCTTGTGGTGTTGCAATAATCTTACCATCTTTATATCCTAATCCATTAATATGGTTTTTTAGGACAGATATTTTTGTTCTGATGGCGTAAGATACCGTTCTACCATTTTTAGTTGCGGTAATGTGATTGATGCCAGCGTTTTTCTGATTACCAAACAAGAATACAAGAGCAGACGCTAACCAAAGAGCCTCACCACCTTTTGCCTTGATTGTTGGTTGTCCAAATGGATTGTCAGGTAATTCAACCCAAGGTTGATTAACTACCACCATTGTATTTGTGTATGGATAATCTTCCTTACGAGATTTAGTAATACGAGCTTGAATACCCATACCAATCTTATCTGCTAATACAGATGCATTATGTTGTTTTCCACCCTTACCGTCAAATGTCATCTTACAAGGAACCGAACCGACTGAATCCCAAAGGAAACAAAGAGAATAAGGAATATTACCTTTTTCTTGTTCGTCTAATAGTTCGTTAATGTAATCGGTAACTTGTTCAATATAGTCAAAATTATCGTTAAAGATAAACTGACCATCCCATTCACCGTCAACCATTTCAGCATTAAGACCAAGTTCTACTGCGTGGTTCCAGCTCCATTTTTTCTCGGTGATAACAAAAACAGGCAAATGCCCCTTCTGCTGAGCAGACACAGCGGCCTTGACAAGCGCAGTCGTTTTTGAAGAGTTCGAGTGACCCAAGAACATGTTGATGTTACCCAAAGCAGGACCAGGTAAACCGCAACTATTATGGAAAGCTTCACCGACTTCATAAAACTCGGTTTCTTTATATTTTGTTTTTGTGGAATATTTGTCTTTGATTGCATCTAATGAAAATTCTTTTTTCTTTATTGCCATAAATGTCTATGATTTAGTTTGTTTGTAGTTTAAAAATAGCAAAGGTTGGACACTTTGTGTATATTAGTGTCCAACCTTTTATAAATTAGAATGGTAAATCACCATCCGGCTCAGACTCAGCCTGTGGGTCAACATATGAACCACCGATAGTACCTTCGTCAGATGAACTATCACCATAAACGTATTTACCTAAATCAGATGACCATCTTGGAGTTTCTCCACGAGCAATTGCTTCCAAATACTCAACAGGTTTTTTAGAGTAAACATCCGCCCAAGTAAGTGGGTCTTCAGTCCAAGCTTTAGCCGTCTCAGCATCTGTATGAACAGGTGATGGGTCGTCATGCATAACAGTCTGAATAACTGTATAAGTTGCACCTTTAGGAGTTTTTGCTTTAGCCAACTCAATGATTAAATCACGTCCATTAACAGGGTCAGTGATATCACCTTTAGCCTTCCAAATTGGAATGATTTTGTCAAGGATACCTTCGTTCTTGTAGTTATGTTTAAAACGCCAGAACTTAACTCCGTCCGCCTCGTTATCACGGTCAACCACTTTAACGATATAGAATTTACGTGGCTTATATGCCTTTGCAAGTTCTTTATCCGATTCTTTACCTGTCGACATTAATTCATCATGAATTTCAGTCAAAGGTGAACGCTCGTTGTCGTTTTTTCCTGGGTCATAGATTTTATTCCATTTACCCTCAACTTGTACTTCGTGGTACCATACTTCTTTGAAGGGTGATGACCCGTCAGGTGTAGGTAGAATACGAAGACGTTTTTGTCCTGAGTTCTCATTTTGCGTCAAGATTGCCGCAAAATATTTTTTCATTCTGTCTTCTTGAGACATTTTGTTTGCAGAGTTACCTCCGCTTTTCGCTTTTTCGTACTGAGCGAGTACAGCATCTAAAGAATTTGTCGCCATTTTGTTTGTATAATTTATTAGTTAATATTCAAGTATAAGTGTGTCAGCCGTGATAGTCAAACTTGAAATTTAGAATTTCAAAGGTTTGTATTGTGATTCTTCTCCGTAATCGTTGAAGGTTGTTTTAATTTCTGAGGGGGTATAACTTTCAACGTCATCAGTAGTTAAAACATACTCATTTTTTCCCGATTTTTCCATGTCTTCTTCTTTATCAACGAAGAAATCTGACAATTTTTGATTAAACGGTCCTGAGTCTAAACTTCTTAATTCAAGTTTTTCTTGAGGAGTTTTTTCTCTATATTGTTCAATCTTTGATTCGATATCATTTAATTTTGTAAAAATACTTCCCATATCATTTAATTTTGATTCTAAATTAGAAAGTTGATTAAATAGATTATTAAAATATTCTTCTTGTTTTGTTTCAATATTTTTTTGTGATTTTACTAAATCAGTAATTTCTAATTCTTCAGTACCTGTTTCCTCAGAACTTTCGTCCCCAACTTTTTCAACATCAGGGTCATTTGTAATATCAACAGGTTCCGCAGTCGGAGGTGTTGTTGATGCGGTATCCGTACCTGCATCAGGTGCTGGTGGTAAAGCTCCCGCATCAGGTGATGGAGGAGTTGCTAATGGGTCACCTTCTGTTGGCGCAGCAAATGGGTCAGTTGTGGCATCTTGCTCTGTGATATAATTATTAATTTTATTATATCTTCTTAACTCTTCAATAATTGTTTGTGAAATTGCCATTTTATCCATTTAATAATTGTTTGAAACCTTGTGTTGTTTCTACGTTTATTTTTTTATTAGTATAAAGAGTATTGTTAACTCTTTCAATTAATCCGTCTTTCATTCTGATTGTGTAACAATCTCCTGTATCTAAATCACATACTTCTTTGAAACCATTACCTTTATCTGTTTCAGTAATTCTTGTACTTTTTCCAAGATATCTGTCTAAAATTTCTTTAGTGCCCATAATTGTTTTTTATTATAAATATATCTCTATTATAAAGAGTTTAATTTTGTCTCAAAATACTTTTTAATAATATTTTGTAACTTTTTTAAGTCATTAGCGTTACTAGTTTTAAAAGTATCATAATCGATATTTGTTGTGTACGGATAGTATTTTAAATAACATTTCGCAAATTCTTCAGCATATTTTTCAGAATTTACAAAATTAACAACATCTCTTTTAAAGATTGAACCAAACCTAGCATCTAATAATTTTATACTGTTTTCGAAATTTTCAAAAACAAAATATCCCTGACTAACATTTTTAATTTTTAAACAAATATATTGTTTATCAACAATAAATTGTTTATTTGTACCTCCAATAATATCTGTAGTCGCGGGTATATTTCCTAAATTATAATTATAACTTGTTAATCCACTATCATTATTATTACCATTTTCTAAAAGTATTAAAGTATAAATTAATTTTTTTCTTTCTAAGTCACCAATTAAGTTAGATATTATAATTTTAATTTCAGAATAAGTCGGGGTTTGTGTTGTTGTGGTAGTAATCGCAAAATCAGAAAGTGTTGCGGAAGTAAGTACACAATTTGAAGTTGACGGATTAGGTTGATTGTTGATATTATCAATAACAATTGCTGAAATTTCACTTTGTGTTCTATTAGGTAATGGAGTTATTGTATTTTGAGATGTTTTACTTTGAGCTATTATATTTTGTAAAAGTTCTCGTTTAATAGTTTGTAACAGTTGGTCGACTGTTGGTAACGTAAAGACACTCATTCTTGTTCCAGTAAAACTTGTATCAAAATTACCAACACCTATAGTATGTGAAACACTTGTAATTAAATACGTCCCACCAAATAAAGGCATATTTCTTAGAATAAAATACATCATAGGTTGTATCATAACATTACCAAATGTATTAACTGACGCTTCATAACTTCTTAATTTAAACAAATTATATAATGAAACGTTTTGAGTCGATGTTTTTACCCCATTTTGTAAATTAGCAATATCATATTCAGCTCTTAAAGATTCACTTGTTGGTTTACCCAAATCTTGCGAAACAGTAATATTTTTAAAAACACTCTGATTTTGAAGTCCAAAATCAACCGCAAACCCGACTACTTTATTTGATAATCCGTAATCATTTTTATCGGTTAATTTGTCAACCAATGGTTGTTGAGCTGCTCGTTTTAAATCAAATCCATCATCATTATATCCGTTTGCAATATCAGGATTTGGTAATTGTTTAGATGATTGGTCAACATACATACATACAAATTTTGTTTTTGTTGACTGATAATCAACAGTATTAAAAGTCCCAAATAAAGAATCCGCAAAACTAGTTGCTCCAGGTGTTTGTGGTTGAGCATCTAAACTTGGACTGTTAACACCGTAAAAATTAATATATCCGGGAATTACGAATGGTTGAAAGTGGTGGTCTAAAACTATTGATTCGATTATAGAATATAAGTTACTATTAACTGACTTTAAATAATCTTTAACTTTAAAAACATCAACATAAATTTTATCACCTATATTTCTGTTAGCCCTATCAACAAATAAAAAATCTTCAAATAAAGTGTCAGAGTTGTAGTTAGTACCTGCCACCCATGTATCATTAACTGATTTAAACTTTTCATATTTTTCAACTCTTGGTTGTAAACCATCTGTAGGTGCCATTTCAGAACCGTACGCATTTATTTTTGGGGAAACTGATAACCCTTTTGATAACTCAATAAAAGTTGAATTGAATAATTTTGATAGTTCACTATTAAAGGTTGTTAGAATTGAATCTATATTTGATTTAAATGTATCACTATTAAAAATTCCATTTTTATATTGTTGTAATTTTTTAGTTGCAAAAACTTTAATTACATTTTGATAATAAATAATGTTAGTCGTTGTAAACTCAACATTCATTGTTGGAAAAAAATCAGTTATAAATGAACCATTATCACTATAAACTAATTCAGGTATAGTTGAAAACCCAACATACAATTCTAAAGCTTTCCAAGCTTCGGGATATAACAATTGTGAATTAGATAATGTTGTAGTCCCTCCTGAAGTTGGTAATGAGTTATTAATGTAACCACCAGGTGGTGTAGTATTTAATAATGGATTTGAGGATACACTACTAAAAATTCTTTTGTCATATTTTTTAGGGTTACCAATTGAAATTAATTTATTATAACTAATGTGTGTGTTTAAAACATCAGTAAGGGTATACATTTGAGCAAATTGTATAGATAACATATCAGTGATTGTTATGTTTTCAGGTAAATAATTTGTACTTAAAATACCTTTTAATACATTGTGAAATTTTTCTTTTTGAGTGTTTTTTTGAATTGATTTTGTATAATTTAAAAATATGTTTTCCAAACTATCTAACTCATCTTTTGAAAAAATTGAAAATATCTCCTCAATTGAATCGTACTCATCCTCCGCGAATAATTCAAATGACGATTGTGTATCAGTTCCACCCGTGTATATTTTTTTCAAATATTTGTCAGGAGGATTAATTGTAAATTGTGTGGTATCAAAATAACCATAATTAGGCCCTCCCCATAATAATCTAACGCTACCATTATACATACTTGGGTTATCAACTAATGAAGTTCTTGTAAAACCGCTTCCTGAAGAATAATTTATAATTTCAGCAATTAATTGATTATTTGTTGATGAGGGCATTGTGTCGTATAAACCAAACGACGGTGTAATCACATACTTGTCATTTTGAATATCTTTAACTAAGACACTAATAGTATTTATTCTAACACTTTTTGTATTACCCGGTGTTGTAATAATATCAGACCCTATCGTTGTTCCTGAACCATCTAAAATCCAAATATTACCTGATGTAATACCATCATTAATCTTATTTTGAATATTAATTGTAGTATCTGTTGATGAAAATAAATTAACACCATTAACCAAATAATAAAAATCATTTATTAATTTTGGATAAAACCCTAAAGTAAATCCTTGTGAAGAGAGAACATCTTGTTGTAAAACAATCGTGTTATTTTGGATGATATATGGTGTATTTACCTGTCCATTAACAGGGTCATAGTTATTAGCATAATCAAAGTTATTCCAAATATTTGACAAAATATCAACACCATTTTCTTTCCAATTTTTATATCTATACCATATAGAACCAAGTTTTGCAATCCACGGAAGTGGTAGTGCGTGTACACCTGAATATTTTTTTAATGTTGTTGATATGAAATTATTTTTAACACTATTTGCCGTGTCATTTAAAGTATATCTTTCTTTTGTTGTTGTTAGAGGTAAACTATTTAAAAATAAATAAGAGGCACTTATATATGGATGGTCAGAATCATTTCTTTCATTTTCAATACCTTCTTGTATTGCGTTAATAAAATATGGTGTGTTAAGGATTGAAGTTGTTTGAGATTGTGTAAATTGTGAGTTAGTACAAGTTACTTTACCCTCAGTAAAAACATAATCTTTAACTTTTCTATTTGTGTAAAATGTATTTAAATTTAATGTTTCAGTATCAATTATATTACTTTTAATTTTTAAATTAACAATAGGTTGATTAGGTAATTTACTATTATATCCTGATATACCGATAGCATCATTTATATCATAATTTGATATTTTTTTACTAAAATCATTATAAAATAATGAAGATTTTGTACTATATATAATATCTTTTGTTAAAATTGAGCCATTTTCTAAATTATTTTTACACCAATTTAAATTAATAAATGGATATATATCTAAAGAATTATTAGTATATGCATTATTTTTTATAGTATCCTCAACTAATTTTATAGTTTTTTTTAAAACTAAAACACTTTGTTCTGGTAAATCTTTATCTAAAATTTTAAAAGAATTATTAACTTCGTTAATTAAATATGGTACAGTAAGAAATCCATTTGAATATTTTGCATAACTAACAGAAAAAGAAGATAATAATTCGTTAAATGATGTTACAGTTCTGTATTTTCCATTTTTAAGAATATTAGTAATTCCACCATTATCATTTTTTAAAGCTTCTTTCATATTTTCAAACTCAGTTTGGCTTAAAAAAGGGAGAATAGTGTTAAATCCTAAATCACCTGAAAATCCATTAAGATTTACAATTAATTGTAATCTCTCCATAATTTCAAAGAAAAAATCAGGTACTGATAAATTACTATACGAGATATTTGATGGTATGGTATCAAATCCTGAAATTAAATTTCTTAAAATGACATTTGTATTTTGTTGTGATTGAGTGGTATTAGGAGGGATTTGTCTCAAAATAAAACTTTTAGTATATTCCTCAACAAATTCTACTTCAGGCCATGCCTCATAATCATCTCCACCAGTTTGATTTATATAATTTGGGTCACCAGGATATTGTATTTCAAATTTTTCAACACCATCAATTATTTTACCAACAACATATTGAGGCCAAGGGTAAACGATAGGATTAATTTGATTTTCTTTTTTGTCAAAACCACCAATACTTTGTTGTCTTTTTGGATTTTCTCTTTGGTTAAATGCCTTAGTATGAACATCTTCTAGTAGTAATAAATACGCTTCTGCGGATGCCATGAGAACTCCAATAATATTTCTAATAGTAGGTTGAAATCCAATACCTGAAGGCGATTTTAATATTTCCGACAGTTGGTCTGAAAGACTAATTTCTAATTCTTCTTTATAAGAATTTAATTTTGTTTTAATTTTTTGAATGTAATTGGTAAATCCGTTTTTACCCTGATTAGTAAATATAAAAGGATTACTTTTATTCTTAAATACGAGTTCTTGAATTTCAACACCTAAATCATCTATTTGTTGTTGTGTTACAGTAGCATTTCCGTATCTTTTTAATCTTGTTTTTTCATAGTCAAAATAAGACTCAGATATAGTTGGTCTTAAAGAGTTCAAAATATCATCACTTTTAAGTGGAATACTATATAAACCACCCGAATCCCCAAATGTTACATTCTTGTTAAGAATTGTAATTTTACTTTCAATTTTTGATTTTAAATCCGTATATGCTTCATTTAAACTATCGTCTAAAAGGTATGTATATACGTTAATA